GGGAGCACGCGGTGTTCGCCCAGTCCGAGGCGTTCGAGAAACGCATTGTGTGCGAGTTTTGTGGGCCGCGCGGGATGTGCGGGTGGTGCGCAGAGTGCGAGGAGCGCGTGCAGTATGCCTGACGCCGACAGCACCTTCGGACTACCCGAGCGCGTGCTGCCCCAAAACGTCGAGGCCGAGCAATCGCTGCTGGGGGCGATCTTGATCGACAACGATGCGTTCCACAAGGTTTCGGCGATGCTTGAGCCGGAGCATTTCTTTCAGCCGGTGCACGGGCGCATCTACGACGCTGCGAGAAAGCTGATCGGCCGGGGCCAGATCGCCAGCCCAGTCACCTTGAAGGCGTATTTCGACGCCGACGCCAGCCTTACCGACATCGGCGGGGCGCAGTACCTAGCGAGGCTCGCGGGCGGCGCGGTGAGCATCATCAGCGCGCCCGACTACGCGCGGGTGATCCGCGACCTCAGCAAGCGCCGTGGCCTGATCAACGCCGCCGAGCGGACCCTGAAGGCTGCCTACGATCCGAAGGTGGACGAGTCCGCTGCGGCGCTGATCGAGGAAAGCGAGGCGAGGCTTTACGGGCTTGCCGAGGATGGCGCGGGCGAACGGGGGCCAGTGTCCTTCGGGGTCGCGCTGACTCGCGCGATTGAGGCTGCGGAGATCGCCTACAAGCGAGGCACTGGCCTAGCGGGACTGAGCACGGGGATTACGGCGCTCGACAACGTGCTCGGGGGTCTCGCGGCATCGGACCTAGTGGTGATCGCTGGGCGGCCTTCAATGGGCAAGACCGCACTTGCGGGCACCATCGCCTGGCACGTCGCGCGCACCGAAGAGGTGCCAGTCGGTTTCTTCTCGCTCGAAATGGCGGCCGAACAGCTCGCCACGCGGGTGATCGCCGAGGCGACGGGTATCCGCTCCGATCACATCCGCCGCGGCAAGCTGTCAAACGACGATTTCTTCCGCCTAGCGAGCGCGAGCCGCGAACTCGCGGTGGCGCCGCTGTTCATCGATGACACCCCGGCGCTGAGCGTACCGGCGCTGCACACCCGCGCTCGGCGGCTCAAGCGCCAGCACGGCATCGGTCTGGTGGTGGTCGATTACCTTCAGCTGGTGCAGCCGGCGCGGCGCCATGCGAGCCGAGTCGAGGACGTTTCCGAGATCACCCAGGGCTTGAAGGCGCTGGCTAAGGACTTGCAGATGCCGGTGCTCGCGCTGTCGCAGCTCAGCCGCGCGGTCGAGAGCCGCGACGACAAGAGGCCGTTGCTGTCGGACCTGCGCGAATCCGGCACGATCGAGCAGGACGCCGACGTGGTGATGTTCATCTACCGCGAGGAGCACTACCTCGAACGAGGCGCGGCGCCGCGCACCGCGAAAGAGCGTGACGATCAATACGCGGAACGCCTTGCGAGCCACGAGGCGAGGCTTGCCAATGTCTGCGGCCTGGCCGAGGTGATCGGCGCCAAGCACCGGCACGGCCCGGTTTTCACCTGCCAGTTGGTATTCGACGCGGCGTTGACGACCTTCAGAGATCAGAGCGTAGAGGACAGAAGACAGACGGCGGAGGAGGCGCTGGCGCTGTGATAAAGCATCTTAATATATCATGGATGCCGTTCTCGGCTTGGCTGGTTACTCGCAATACAGGCGATTACGGTGATATTGTGATCTGGCTTGGGCGGGTCTATTGCTCATGGGACTGGCGCTGGCGCTGTGAGCATGCGCTGTCCGTTCTGTAGTGAAATGGGGCGCGCCGTTAAGCCTTTGATTCTCTTGGGGATTGCCCTGCTTTCCTTCTAAAATCAGCGTTTTGGGGCGCGCCGTTCGCGCTCGGCCTCCGCCTCAAGCCAGCGGCGCACCGCCGGGAAGCGGACCATCAGGCGCATAAGCCGCGAGACCGGGCCGCTAATCCTCGCGTCACCGGCCCCGTGTCGGCGGATTTGCCGCCCTTCTGAAATACCGAGTAGGCGCGCGAGGCCGGCAGCGCTGTCACCGAAGCGGTCCCGGATCGCGCGATACTCGTCAGGCGTCATCGGTAGTGGCCTCGGCGATCGCAGTGCGGGCTCTGTTGTAGGCGTTAGCGCTTGCGTCCATGTCGGGGCCATCAGTAGGCACGCTGATATGGGGCAGGACAGCTTTCAGCGCCGCCAGCAGCTCGGCGTTGACTATCTCCAGGTGCTCGATTTTATTCAAGACGCTCTCTGCGTCCTTCATGGTCCCCTTCGCTTCCTTTATAAGCCGACGCGACTCCAGTTCGACGTTTGCAACATGCTCGCGGAGCCTGTCACGCTCGGCGGCGGTCTCGGGTGCCGCGGTGATCAGGAGGGCGTTGGCTTCTTGCTCGGCGTTATCACCATTATGAGCCGGTTGAAGAGCGCGCTGCACATGTATACACATGCGGTTCGTGCCTTGCTCATTTAGCGCGTAAATGGTAAGCCCGTCTCTAATCCAAGGTGGTGGTGTATGTTCGGTCATTTCGTCCTCCGTTCAGGCGGGCCACAGGCCCTTGGTCACAGGTATCATCGTGAAAGCGCTTCGTTCAACTCTGGGCTTTCCCATCGGTCATGCAGGGCGATCGGGTGCGGGCTTGGAAACCGCCCATCGGATGTCCAGAGAAAGCATCCGCCGAACATGGGACCGACCCCTTGCCCGTGCTCGCGTGGAACCGCTTTGAAGCCGTGACCGATATTCGCCGGCAGCAATTCGACTTCGGGCGCATCATCAGTTGGCTCGAAAATCTCTGGTATGCCTGATCCAGTGAGCACCACGCGCTCGTAGTGGCTTGATAGGCCGCCGTTAGATGCAGAGCCATGTGGGGCTTTATAGATCGAAACGTGAAGACCTTTCATCGTCCTTGCCTTCTTTCAGGCGTCATCAGTGGTGGCCTTGGCGATGACGGCGCGGACTTCATTGAGATGTTTGTCAATTGCGCCGCCGATCCATGGCCTGCCGGTCGTTTCGGTAATGGCCTGTTGTGCGGTTTCGATACACGCGATACTGGTGCGCGACGCCTCCAGCAGCTCGGCGTTAACCTCGCGGAGCCGGGCGAGCTCGGCATTGGCTACCACGAGAAGTTCCTCGGGGAATGTCAGTCTCTCGGTCATCTCGTCCTCCATTCAGGCCGCTTGGTCGCGGCGATACCAGGTCGGGACATTCCCGACAATCTCGGTCGCGATGATCGCCGGCGGGACCAACGCAGCACTGATATGCCGCGCTTCGTCGAAGCCGGAGATGGCGCGCAGCTCGACATAGGCTCGCGAGCGCCAAGCGCCGATCGCGACACGCGCGGCGGTTTGCCAGAACTGCGCAGGCTTTCCGAAAACGCCCAGCGTCACTGTGACACCATCGGCGAAGAGAGTTTGCACTGCGGGCGGCGGCCAATCGCCTCTCGATTGCCGTTTGCGCGGCTTGCGCGCCAACCAAAGGCGCATGGCGAGAGCCTTCCATTCCTCGGGGTCGTCGGTCGTGATCGCATTGTCGTACATATCCTGGATGGTCATTTCCGTTATCCTCTTTCAAGGCGGGCCACAGGCCCTCAGTTGACTCATTCGAGCGGCTGGCACTCCGGTGAGTCAGCCGATGGCCTTAGCACGAGAAGGCTGATCACCAAATATGGCAAACAGATAGTCATCGGATTTGCCTTGCCGCATCAACTGTCTTGCGGCGCGGGCAGAGTCGATAGCTTCTTTGTGGGTTTGATATTCATTAAGCGAAACCCACCCGATGCCGTTAAGGGCTTGGTCGCAATACATTTTGATGACTTTGATGCGTCGCGGCCATGGGTTGGACCAGAGTTGGACGGAGTAGAATTTATCGTTTACATCGGTGGTCATTTCGGCCATCTCTTCTACGGGGTTAGGTATCTCACTCCTACCGCCGGCGTGCCAGCGGCAGGGTGCGAGGCGCCTATGCCCACATGCTTTCGTCGATCAGTTCGAGGCGCTGCTTGCGTGCCAAACTGCGGCCAAAATCTTGCGCTACATCTTGCGATTCGCAGCGCCAAATTGTGCCGACCGGATCGCCATCATCGTCGGCGAGACAAACGGTCCAGTCGCATGCGCCATCGGCATCAAGCTCGAACGGTCCATCTGTCGTCACACATGTTGCGGTCATTTCGGGTATCTCCCTGCGGGGATGGCGGCATAGGCTGTCTGCTGAACCCATTTGGTAAAGGCCGCGAAGTTGGTTCCGCCCCAAGGCGCAAAGTCAGACAATTCTTGCAGCGCGTGTAGCATCTCAGGCGCGGCGGCATAGATGGCGGTTAATTCGGTGACGGCTCCGAGCCCGGCGTCCTCGCCCAGCTCAGCGGTGGCAGCGGCTGCCAGATATTCGTCCCGTCTCGTTGTCATGTTGGTTATCTCCCTGCGGGGTTGCGGGCGGGGCGCCTAGCGGACAAGCGAGCGGTCATCGACGAAGGTGAACTCGTTATAGGTGTTGACGTGCCACAGCTCCCACTCCGCGAGTTCAAGGGTGGCCTCGCGGGCGGCAACGAGCGTCTCAAAATCGGTGCGAATGTTGGTGCGAACATCGATCAGCTGATAGGTCATCTTGGTCGTCTCCCTGCGGTCACCATGACCGCGTTTCCTGATACCCTACATAGGGCATAAAGCCCTACCTTGTCACGCGCTTTCGTGTAAAGTTATGTAAAGCACCGCAGGCTTGACGGCCACGCCGATCTGCGGCAGGATCATCGCACGCGCCGGGGCGGCGGGGTCATGACCGCTGTTTCGGCGCGCGAAACGATAGCGCGTCCCGGCAGGGCGAGTCCCGGCCTGGCGCACAACGGGCCAGCCGGGCGCGCGCCTTTCCTCTGTGCGGAGGAGCATCATGGCCGACGACAAGAGCCTGTGGGAATGGCAGGAAGAGCCAGCCGAATTCCCGTATCCGCGCGACCTTTTCATCGAGCTGCTAATCGAGGCGGGCGCGTTGCCGAGCGCTGCAGAGCGCATGGTCGATGAGCTGATCACCTACTCGCCCGTGGTGCAGTGACATATGTCCGGGCCGGACTGGTACCGCTGGTATCCCGCCAAGTGGGCGAGCGGCGTCATCGGTCTGACGCTTGAGCAGCGCAGCGTCTATTTCGATATCATCAACATCATTCTCGACCGTGGCGAATGTCCCGAGGATTACAAATACTTGTCTAAAGCCTGTAACTGTCGCGTCCCGCGTGTGCGCCGGATCGCGCAAGAACTCATCAATCTTGGAAAATTGTCGCGCGTTTCCGGCGCATTACGCCAAGATAAAGCCCACAATGAGCGCATAAACAGCGAACAATTCGCCAGATTGCAGGCACAAAGAGCGCATAACAGATGGTCGAAATCCAGTGAAAACAACAGCTTAGCCGATGCCATATCGGGTACTCCCATATCGGGTACTGCCATAACAACCACAGTAGTAAGAGACTCCGAAGCCCCTAAAGGGCGTAGGAGACTCTCTGACTCCGAATCGCAGAAGGAGCCTCCCGCGCACCCGCGCGACGGCGACGGCTCTGCGGCCCCCAAGAGCCGCTCACCGCCGCCAACCGCACCGCCCGAGCCCGAGCCCGACGACATCCCGTTCGAGAAACCCAGCAAATGACCTCACAACGACAAGCCCATGCCCCGGACACTGAGCTACCGGACGGCAATGCCGAGCAGACTGGTATGCCCAAGCTACACCTGATCCGCTGCACTCGCGGCCTTGTGTTGGCCGTCTACTCAGATGAAATGGGCACAAAGACATGTTCAAGGTGCCGGCAGGACAAACTAGGGTTCCAGCGAGTGGTGGCGGATAAACCGTAGGCACTGAGCGCTGTAAGCTCCGCCGACATCAAAGCGTTACAAAACGTTACCGTATACGTAACAAAGTGTCGCGCAACTGTAACAAGTGGGGCACTCGTCCGGCGGTGCTGCACTCAGCGGCTGGGCGTTATCCGCAGTGGCTGTCTTGGCTCGATCCAGCCACTTTTGGCGTGCGGCGGGGGCTTCGAGGGGGCGGATCGGCCGCTCGGCTGGTGGATACCCTCATGTTTTGGCCCCGCATAATCAGTAGAGCACCTCTAAGGTAGGCTCTAAGCCCTTGGGAACGCTGCCATAATGCAGGCCGAGGGCGATTTCCCAGATTACCCATTATGCGACAATCGAAGGCGCTTGCCGTCTTGGCGGGGGCTGGGCAGGGGCCGATTGGGCGCACCCCCGAGGGGGGGCGGGGGCTCGCACGGGTCCCATGCTCTCGCTTCCCCCAGATTTTTTTGGAGAATAATTTTCCCTTTTTTTTGATTTGGCGGGATTGGGACGCTTCTGAGGGTTCTGAGGATTGTCCGTGGCGAGGTTGGTTGGTTTAGGGGGTGTTGGGATAGGGGGCTGGCTTGGTGCTGCTCAGCGGGCCATTTTGGGGCACTGGGGGGCATTCTGGGTGTTGGGATGGGGACGGATTCGTTTGGTCCGCTAGATTCCGAGGTTTTGGTTGACACGTTGGGGGTTGGGTAGTTTGGTGTGGGAATGAAAGAGCTGATTTGGGAGATACGGGCCAATCTGACGCTTTTGGCGCTTCGTTTTGTGCTCGGCGTTGCCCCGGAAAACTGGGAAGTTCCTGTTGCGCAGGCGTCCCGCTGGCTTTCTGTATCGTTACTGGCGAGTCACAACCCATATCGTGCGGCACGATTGGGGCGGAAGTGGGCGGCGAAGGAGGAGAGGTGAAATGGGTCAGGATCGGTCGAGCGTGTCGTGCGATGACGAGGGGCAGGGGGCATCTTACTCGCTGGCGGATACTCGCGAGCTAGCGGAGGCGGTTGCAACTTCTGTAGTTATACACGCGGGCAAGATTGAAGCTTTACATCGTCGAATAGAGGCCCTTGAGGCTCGTGCTGGGCCGGATTTCAAGCGGGATCGGGATTCCGAGGGCGGGTGATGATTGACGGCTCATTCGGTCCGCTGGATTCGCGGGGAACAATAGCCACCGAGCGGGTGCGGTGCGCCTGCTGCCGGACGTGCTGGGCTGATCCGCGGTTTCCGGGGCGATGCGTGTACGGGGGGCCGTTTGTGGTGGTCCAGGTGGCGGAGTGATGGGAACTGGCAACGGCGCGGGCCGGACGCCTTACCCGTCAGGAGCAGGCATTTCTCGACTCGCTGGTTAGCTGGGCCAGCCGGAGTAGCGCGCTTTCCACGCCGCCGCGCCGTTACCGAGGGGACTAGCGCACTTTCGAGGTGCCGTGTCAACGGCAAGGCGCCCCACCCTCCGTCGAGGATGAGGCGCCTACCAGCTGGCGGGGAATCATGCAGCCAGGTGGGGTCCATCCCCCAGCGAACCATGGACTTAGCTCTCCCGACCGCGAGAGCACCAATACCACCCTAGCTCGCGGTTGACAAGCTTCTCGACGGTTGTAAGGTGGGTTGATGTCTGCACTGACGAAGGAGCTGACTGACCGGCAGGCTGAGGTGTGGAGGCTCCGGCATGACGAGCGGTTAACGTTTGCGAAAATTGCCAAGCGGGTGGGTATCAGCCTGTCTGGAGCCTATCGACTCGTCGGGAAGGCGGAGAAGACGCTCGGGAAGAATCCTCTTCCGGTGGAGGATGCCTCGCCCGAGGTGATCTTCAAATCGAAGAAGCCATTGACTGATTTACAGGCTGAGGCGTACCGGCTTCGCCATGATGATCGCTTGACCCAGGTCGAGATCGCCAAGCGCATGGGAATCACCCTCCAGGGAGCGCAGAAGCACGTAAAATTGGCGGAGGCGAAACTGGGGGCGGAGAGCATGGGGTCGAAGTTGCCCAAGGTGGTGGCTCCCGTGCTGGAGGTTCTGAGAGGGCGGCTGCCGAGCGAGAGAGTCACCGACAATCGAGCGGCGGCTGACGCTGCGGTGGAGGACCCATCAGGTCCGGCAACCGTCAAAATGCTGGATGAGAAAATCGTCCTGTGTCTGTCGTATATCGACCACGATCTTGTATCGAAGGGGACCTTGGCGAACATCGGGCAAACTGTGAAGAATCTTACGGATGTCCGGCAGATTCGCATGGGCGAGCCGACCTCTATCGTGAAGATACAGGACGTTCGGAAGCTGGAGGAGATCGGGAAGCTGCTGCACGAGGAATTCGAGAGGCGGGGGATGCTCTTGGAGGGGAAGGCAGAGAAGGTGTAAAGATGTCGCTGTGTAAATACTGCCAGTATGATTCTCCGGGTGTTGTATTTGGCAAGTTGCGTAGAATTTTGGTGGACATTAAAAACAATGCACGACTATTGGGTGAGGAGGAATATGGTATTAGTGCGGAGATTATAGAGCTCTGTGATGAGGGCACGGCAAGCTTCCCTTCTTTCTATGTGAATAAAGAGGGGCGGGCGGCGAACGAGGCTGAAACAACTTTAGCGCTACAGACTTTCCTAAAGAGGAGGTCGGATGATGGGGGAAGATGATAACTGGACGGTTTTTGTCGGCAAGCCGGATGGCTGGCTTTCGCAATCGCCAATACTGGAGGAAAAGCTGAAGGCGGCTTTGGAGGTATTGGACAAAACGCCGTATGAAGAATTGCTTGCGCGGGGTCTAATTGTTGAAGTGCAGAATGAGGAGAGCGATTACCTGTTGGACCCTGATGGGTGGTTCCTGCCCGATGCCTGACCTCGGAGCCCTGACGGGTGACGGGCTGGGAGACATCTCAGCCGATCAGCTCAGGGACATGGGCGCCGAGTTTCTCGACCAGCAGGCAGCGGTACGGCGGGAAAACCAGATCAGGTACTACCAGGCGGCCTCTCCTGCTGCCGAGCAGGTGCATTTCTCGACGGCCAGCATTATCGGAGTTGGAGGCGGGAATCGGGCTTCCAAAACCGAGACATGCTTGGTCGAGAGCATAGCGCTGGCGACCGGCGTGTTCCCGAGGGTCTACGATGCGGTGTTCCGCGAGAAGTTTCGCGGTCCAATCAATGTCAGGATTTGCATTGAGTCGCTGACGACCGTGCTTCATCCGACCCTGCTGCCGAAACTGATGTGGTGGCGGTGGTCGGGCATCGATCAGCCCGGTGGATTGCGGGGACATTGGGGCTGGGTGCCGCGGGCTTGTCTCAAGGATGGTTCGTGGGACAAGAGTTGGTCGGAGAAGCTGCGGATACTTACAGTGCTTTGCCGTGACCCGGATGATCCCGAACGGGTTCTTGGGGAAAGCCAGATACAGATTCTCAGCTATGATCAGGATGCGACTGATTACGCCTCGGGGACGTTTCACATTGTCCACATGGACGAGCCGCCGCCCTATGCGATCTGGCGAGAAAACGCGGCGCGGGTGCTGGATGTTGCAGGGCGGACTCTTCTCTCGATGACTTGGCCGGACGATCCATCGATCAGCGTTGATTGGATTTACGACGAGGTATACGAGCGAGGCTTGCCAGGCCCGCTGAAGGACCGCGAGGTGGACTGGATTGAGCTGAACACGCTGGAGAACCAGTTTCTCGATCCAACCGCGGTGCTGGCGCGGACGCGCGGCTGGTCAGAGGAATCAATCAAGGTCAAGATCGAAGGCCAGCCCTTGCGGTTTTCTCACCGGGTCCACCCGCTATTCACCGATGTCGAGCACACTTGGTGCTTTTTATGCAGGAGAAGCTGTGTCCCGCAAGATGGATATTGCAGCTGCGAGCGGAAGAGCGTAGATATCCAGGACTACGTTCACGTCGAGGATTTCGAGGTCGGGCAGAACTGGCCGGTGGTTTTCGTCATCGATCCACACCCGAGGAAACCGCACATGATGCTGTGGGTCGCGGTTGATCCAAGCGACGATTATCATATCATCCAGGAAGGCGAGGTCGAAGGCGACGCTCCCGATGTCAAGGTCTTCGTCAGCGAGATCGAGGAATCGATGGGGCTCGACGTTCGTCTCAGGTTGATGGATCCGAACATGGGACGGAGTCCGACCTCGCGGAGAGACATCAATTGGCAGGATGAGTTCGACAACGCTGGCCTCTGTCTCGACCTTGCCGATGACAGTGATGTCGGTCGGGCACGAGTGAACAACCTTCTTGAGCCGGATCACCATACGAGACGACCGAGACTGGTTTTTCATTCGCGCTGCCGGAATGCGGCGACACAGATGAAGAGGCATGTCTGGGACGATTTCCGTCGCAGCGCGGATCGTGAGCAGAAACAGGTGCCGAAGAAAAAGTACGACGACTATCCAACCATGCTGAAATATTTCGCCAACTACGAGCCGACATTCCGGACTCTGTATGCCGGGGCGCCGATCCTGACACGACCGGGAACGCGGAAGGGCGGGTATTGATGGCTGAGATTATTGAACTCGACATGATTACTACGCTTGACATTCCTGTTGAGCGCATATTGAAAAAGGCTCTCGAAAAAGGCTTGAAGAATGTTGTCCTGGCAGGATTCACCGAAGGTGGCGATGAGTATTTTGCTTCATCCGTTGCCGACGGTGGCGATGCTCTTTGGCTCCTGGAACGATGCAAGTGGCGGCTTATGAAACAGGTAGACCCGGAAGATTGAGAGCATGAAATGAGCACATGCCAGGATTGCAAGTTCTTCTCTCCAACTGCGCCGGAAACGGGGACGTGCACGCGGTATCCCCCGCATGCCCAGCCGATCAGCCCTAGCCAGGTTACTTCGTTCTGGCCAACCGTGCGCCCAAATCAGAGTTGTGGCGAATTTACGCAGCGCATCTACATGGCAGCGGAGTTGCCGCGTGAGTTGCCGACGATGGAGCAATGAATAGCATGAAAGCCTCGGAGATGGAGTGCGTCACCTGGTGCCCGAAGTGCAAGGACGACAAATTCAAGGTCCTCCGTATGCCGACAAGCACGGAAGGCGTATTCCGGCATGAGCGCCGGCCGATGAAGGTCCCGGAGCCGGTGTCGGGGCTGCACTGCGACGATTGCGGGACTCTGTTGGAAAGGAAGCCCGATGATATACGATGATCCCTGCCAAGGAGCTACTTTTGCCGTTGAGAAAGATGGTTCGAAAATCACCGTGGATTTTAGTTCCATGTCCTATCCAGTAGACGATAAGACAATGGCGAAGTTTCGTGATAATATTCATGAACAAGTGGATGTTTGTCTCATTTTGTATTTAAATGGGAGGAAGCCCGATGCCTGACCAGTTACGAACGCGCCGCCGCCGCGTCCTTCGCATTGACGAGGGCGAGATCGTCAGCCGCGTCATCGATTTCTTCGACACCGACGACACCGATCGCCAGAATGAGAAGTCCGCGAGGATACAGCGGTATGCCAAGTTCCGCCTGTGGACCGAGGGCAGCGATTGGCCGTGGCCTGAGAGTTCCGATATTGCCCTTTCCGACATGACGGCCACGAGCCTGCGCATGCAGGATACCCTCGTTAATGCGGTCGTCTCTTCACGCCCGGTCATCGGTGCCAATGCCTTGCAGGGGGTTGATTCCGACAAGGAAGAGGCGGTTGACAAGCTGATCGATACTCAGGTCTTCATCGAGCAGGAAGGCGAGGAGATCGTTGAGGAACTGGCCGACGCTTTCACCAATGACGGGGTTTTCATCGCGTTCATTCCGTGGGTCAAGGAAATGCGGGAGGTCTCCGACCTGCGCATCTATCCGCCGATCCCAGGCGACATGCTGCCGATCGAGTATTTCCAGGGCATTCTGGTAAAAGAATTTGGCAATGAGGTGGCTGCCCCGATCGGCCGATCCGATGGTTGGGATTGGGCGCTGGAGGATAAGGGGCGAAGGATCGAGGTCTCGTTTTATACGGCCAAGGGCGGTCGGATTGAGAGGGTAATCAAGCGAGAGGTCGTTGTTCACGATGGCCCCTGCATTCTTCAGAAAGAATGGGAGGACGTTGTTTATCCGAGCAACGCAGCGAATCTCCAAATTCCCGGTCCGAGCAATCCGAATGGGGCCGGGCACGTCATCCTCCGTAGCCATCCGACCATCGATGATGTCATTCGGCAGGCGAGGTCCACCGGGGCCAATCCTGCATTCTACGACCGATTGACCAAGGAAGGTCTCGACACCCTCAAGGTCGTTGCCCCCGACAACACCGCCCGAGAGATAAGGGACGAGAAAGCCACGATCCAAGGGGTTTCGCCGACTCCAAGCACGGACTTAACGGAGGCGCCGCAGCAGAAGACGGTAACGATGCTGATGTGCTTCGACCTGTTCGATGTCAACGGTGACGGCGT